GTTTGGAGCAGGTTGGGGAGCCAAGACTTGGAATGAACAGTCTTGGGGAGATCTTAACGACGTAACAGTTTCTTTAACAGGTCAAGAAATAACTTCTGGCATGGGTATAGAAGGCTGGGGTAATAATACTTACGGTCAAGGTTCTTGGGGTGAGTTTGCAATTACAATTGGTTTAAGTCCTAATTTTGATATTAGTGGTGTAGAATTTTCATCTAACGTAGGTTCTTTATCAGGAATTGGTTCTGCGGTTGTAGAACCATCAGGTGTTTCTGCATCATTTAATGTTGGATCATTAGCAGTTGAAGCAGATGCTAATGTTGCAATGTCTGGGGTTTCTTCATCCTTTGCATTAGGAAGTCCTACCGTTGCTGATATGGCTGTGGGTTTAACTGGACAAGAATTTACCACAAGTCAAGGAACTGCAATTGCACCAAACGACACTGTTCAACCATCAGGTTTATCAATAACTTCAGCTCAAGGAACTGCAGTTGGGTCTTCTAGTAACCAAGTTGATGTAGCTGGTTTTTCAATGTCTGCATCAATTGGCACAGCAGTTGCACCAAACAATACAGCAATATTATCTGGAGTTTCAGCAGAATTTAATTTAGGTACAATTATAGGTTTAGGTGGAGCTGTAGCTAATTTAACAGGTTTATCTTCAACAGCTAGTGTTGGAGTTTTAGATCCAAATGATATGACTCTAGGTGTATCTGGTCAATCGTTTAGTGCTAGTATTGGCTCTATTTCTGTGGTTGATATGCAGGTTGGATTGACTGGACAATCTGCTACTTTAACTGTAGGAGGAGTAAATATTTTTGCTTACGGCGATGTTGACACTGGATCAAATACGTCTTATAGTAATGTTTCAACGGGTTCGAACGACACTTATTCGGATGTTGCAACTGGATCAAATACAAGTTATAGTGACGCTGCATAGGAGATAAAATTTATGGCATCAACATTCACCCCTTTGGGTATAGAACTTCAGGCAACTGGTGAAAACGCTGGTACGTGGGGTAATAAAACAAACGTTAATTTACAAGTAATAGAGCAGATAGCTGGTGGATTTACACAACAAGCATTAACAAGTGGTGGAACTGTTGCATTAACTAGCACTGATGGAGGAACAGGAGATGTTCTTGCACACAGAATGATAGAGTTTACTGGATCTTTATCTGGTAATGCAGTTGTAACAATTCCAAATGACGTTCAAAATTTTTATATACTAAAAAATTCAAGTACAGGATCTTACACAGTTCAATTTAAATATGCTACAGGATCTGGAGACAGTTTTACTTTTGGAGCTACACAGAAAAAAACAGCTATAATTTTTGCATCTGGTAATCCAGATACTACAAATCCTAAGATGATAGAGATTCAAACTGGTGGAGATGTTGTAGACGATACATCACCACAATTAGGTGGCGATCTAGATACAAACGATTTTAATATTGCATTTGATGATGCACATGGAATTAATGATGAAAACGGAAATGAACAAATAGTATTTCAAACAACTTCATCTGCAGTAAACCAATTAGATATAACTAACGCTGCAACAGGTAACGCACCATCTATACAAGCAACTGGTGGTGATTCTAACATAAATTTAAAAGTTGGACCTAAAGGAACTGGTGTTATAGAAGTTCTTGGTGCTGATAATCCAGGTTCAATTCAACTTAATTGTGAATCTAACAGTCACGGGATTAAACTTACATCACCCCCACATAGCTCTGGGCAGTCGTATGAACTTAAATTTCCCACTGGAAATGTAACAGCGGACAGATTTTTAAAAGTAGCATCAGTATCTGGTTCAGGTGCAACGGGTGTTGGACAACTATCTTTTGCTGAAGTATCAGGTGGTACATCATGGCAA